AGTGAGCGCCGAGAAGGCGTACTGGTCGAACAGGTGATAGGCCGCGCCGTCATAGAGGAAAAGGTTGACCAGCCCTGCCGCCGAGGTCGTGGCGATCTGCGTCAGTCGAAGCTGCTCGATCTTCGTCCCAGCGGTCGCGGCGGTGAGTATGGTCGTGACGTTCGTCGGCGCGGTAAGCGACGTATCGGCAGTGCTGGGGACTGTTCCTGCACCGATTGCTCGGACGGTGCCGAAAAAAATAGGTGCTGCGCTCATTCAATTATCTCCAAGGAGTCAGTACGCCAACAGCTGCTAGCGATGCAAGGTCGGTTGACCCGCTTCCGCCCGAGGCGTTAAGCGTTGTCCCTGACATGGACAGGTTTGTGCCTAGCGTGATGGGTGCAATGTCACCGCTAGACCCCCTGCCGAGGAGCGTTGCCGCCGAAAGTGCCACTTCCCCGACCGTTCCTGCCGTCGCCGCGGCGCGGGCAATAACCGTGTTTCCCGATGCGGCCTGGATGTTGGCATAGCTAACCCCGCCCGCAGCTATGCCCACCTGGACTGTTCCCGCCCCAAGTGTGACAACGGTCCCGGCGCCAGGCTGGAGTACGCTAGCGTTAGGCAACGTAGCGTCTGGCGCCGTCGTTATTACGGCGGCGTCTGCAGGGATGTACTCGAGGTTTTCCAGCCTGACGACGCGCTGGCGAATGCGGCCCATGGCTTAGGTGTTGTTCGCAATCGGGAGCCAGACTTTTCCGCTGCCGGTATTCCAGAGCATATAGATTTTCCTGTCCGTAGTCGGCGTCGTTGGGTTGTAAATCCAAATGGAATACTCGTCCATGGTCGTCGGAGGCGTTGCAGTGCCAATCACGACATTTGCAAGCTGCTGGAACTTGTAGTCATTGGCTGCCGGCACCACCGAACCGGTCCGGCCGTTGAAGCTCGCCACCACAGCAGAGGGCAGTCCGTCGAGCTTGGCCTTGTCAGCCGAGGACATCAGGCCCGACGTGGAGGCCGAGGCAGCCGGCACAGAGATCACAACATCGGTCGCGGTGCCTCCAGCCAAGACAGGACTCGTTGCTGTGACTGTACGGACGACGCCGGACAGAGAGGCCAAGTCTCGATTGACAAAGGCACCAGCACCGGAGCTGTACTGCAGCACCTGGCCATCCGACAAGCCTGAGATGGCCACTCCGGAAAGTCCACTTATTGCGTGCGTATGCCCAACGTCGGATTTCGTTGTCGGGTCGAAATTCCCGGCGGTCCAAATCTGCTTGTTGCTGATCCATCCCGATCCGTCCTTGAGCCGAAACGCGCGAACCATTGGGTCCGCCTCGGAATAGATTGTCAGCTCTTTGTCAGTTGTCAGCTCGAAGAAGTAGGCAAGGTACGCGCTAGACGGTGCGAACATTGACATGTACGCAGTAGAAAATCCGGAATTGAACGTCCAGTTCCCCGTGATAGTCTCGCTTGACCCCTTATTGGCTAGAGACCCATATGACGCCCCCACAACGATTGGCGTAAGGTCAACCGTGATGTTCCCATCCGCGCGGCTGAGCGTAAGGACATTTGTCGTCGGGTTGATGGATGCGGCGGTAACCGTCTGCCCAAACCTTGCGCTATCGGTCGCATCCGATCCTGCCGCGAGGTTTGTGACCTTGAAGCCGCCCCAATTGATGTTGCCCGTGACGGTGTTTCCGCCGTCCTTTTTCAGACAGGCATTGATGCCGGCGGCCAAGTCCTGATCGTGCGTGTCGTGTCGGCCGCTCTGAATCTTTACCCCAGCGGCTGCGTCCTGAGCCCAAACGGTGGCGCCTGTATAGGTGCCATTGGATCGCGTGAAGGTAGAGCCAGACCATGGCATGTCAGTTCACTCCGGCTTGCTTGAAGATGAGGGTGGAGGAATACCAGTAGAGCCTTTGGACCTTAGACCGGAAGCGCACCAGAAGGGCGACAGCGAAGCCGAAGGCATTGCAGTTGCGCAGGGCCGGCAGGGCCTCCTGCGAGGCGGGATCATTCAGGGGCATTGCCCAGTAGTCGGTGTCCCAGTAGGAGATGTCCCACTGCGCTTGCACCTGTTCTGGCGGGTCCGACATCGGGTGTACGTCGCGTGCGCCGTAGTCGTAGTAGGCAAGGACGTCCATGGCCCGCTGGAACTTGTTGTTCGTGACCATGCGAACCGACGTGAGCTGTGCTTTGAGGCCAGGCTGCCCTAGCTTCATGTAGGCCGTGAGGCAGGTGTAGTCGATGTACTCGCCGTCATCGTCCTGGCCCACATCCGCCTGCTTTACCTTGCCGTCCGACGTGCCGAAGTAGAGCTTGTCGGCGTGCACAGTCAGGCAGCGCACGTCCCAGCCGGTGAACTTGCACCAAGCGCCGTTGTTGGTGTTGCGAACGAACTGCTCTGACGCTGAGCTGCTGACCGGTACGTTGGCGATGTAGAGGTTTCCGGCCGGGTAGTACACACCGTCCCAGCCGAAGTTGTCGCGGTAGGTGCCGGCGGCGGCCTTGCAGGCGCGGGCGATCTTGCCGCCGAAGTTGATGTCCGAGTTCACGCGAGCGTTGTTGATCGCCTCATCGAGCGTCAGGATGCCGTCATCCGTGAATAGGACTTCGGTCGTGGCAACTCGCGTGTGGGAGCGAATCGACAAAGGGGCACCAATGTCGTAGCGCCCAACCATGGAGAAATTGAGCGCCGATCCCGGATCGGTGCCCTGGTAGATGACCGCCTCGCCAGTCGAGAACAGGATGGCGAGCATATCGTCCATGCCGTCGCCAGCATCGCGCGTCCAGGTGAGGATTTGCACGACATGGCCGCCCTTCTTGGCGACCAATGACAAGTCGAACGCAGTCAGCGTGCCTTGATAGGCGCCGGCCGCCGCGTACCAGAACTTGGCATCCTGGTTCTCCCAGTAGATCGCGCGGCCCTTGAAGCCCACCACGCCGACAAGGCTTGTCAACGTGGGGCCTGTTGCCGTGATGGCCGAAAGGCTGGTTCCGTCATACACCAGCGGCGTGTCCGCGCCGTTGACAAGAACAGCCTTGTTGTTGAAATGGGCGTACTGCCAGCGGTTGTTGGCCTTCCCGGTGGCCAGCGAGGACGCCGCCCCGCTGGTAATGTCCACGATGGCACCATTCGCGCACGCCAGGAGTTTGCGCACGCCGAGCGCGGAAAACGCTACCAAGGACTCGACAGCGCCGCCGAGCCCGGAAACAAAGGTTTCCGACCCTCCACGCGAGCGGACAGACCCCGCATCCGGAATGAGGTTTTCCATCCGCACCGCATCAGTGGGAGGCATCAGTTCCAACGAATCGCGGGCATTCCACCCCCCGACGGGCGCGGATAGGCCGAGAGCGCCCATCAGTTCTGCACCCACAGGTTGGTATACGGCTCGGATGGCCCGAAGAAGCGCGGTGGCATGATCGACTCTGACCCGGCGTCTCGCGCCCGCAAGGCATTCACGTACTTGTTGAAGATTTGCAGGTCGCCTTCCCAGTCCAAGCCTTTCTCACGCTTGAATCGCCACTTGATGTCAAGTGAAAGCAAGTCCTCGTCGCGGTCCCAGATGTCCGTGTCTTTCTCAAACTGCGGCTTGTAGGCTCCGGATGTGCCATCAACGACGGGCGCATACCGCTGGTATTCAAACGACAGCGTTCCGCCAGCCTGCGGGTTTAGGACATTGATGGAATCGTTGAAGAAGCGGACATACAACAGACCGCCAAGCTGCCCGCCAAGGGCGAGCAAATAGGCCCATGTGTCGGGCGATGTTGGGACTTCGACCTTGATTGCAGTCCCGTCCAGTGTCGCAGTGTCCGGAACGTATGAAAAGAAATCGGTAGGCAATGAATACGTCTTTGCCGTCGTCATCGTCACCGAATGGCGGCCGACGTTGTACCCATCCCGCTGCAGCCGGATATCCCGCAAAGACCTGGCCGACCGATTGGCGATGTAGTACGCCTGCAGGACGTTGGGGTTCGGGTTGTTCACGTACACGTCGGGGATTTCAAACCCCGATTCGCCGAACACCTGGTCAAGGATTTGTTTGAGGGTCATTGCCACGGCGCTTCTCCGACTTGTCCGGCTTGGGCGGCGGGGGAATCTCGCGCTCGAAGCTCATGTACTGGTCCACTTCGACAAGCTCGAAGTAGCGCCCGTCTCGCTGATAGGGAGGGCTCACTTTCATGCGACGCGCTCCAGCTTGCCTTCGACCACGCTGTAACGCGGCTTGATGGCCGTCAGGATGCGCTTGGCGATGCCGCGCAGCTCGCCCTGTGCTTCGGTCAGCTCACCCTCGAACTTGGCCAATTCCTCGACGGTGCGAATGCCCATTTCGACAAACTCGCGGAACCGCGCCGGCGTGATGCCAGGCAGCGCGCGAAGGTGCGTGCCTGCCTTGCCCTGCGTCGCCTCGAACTGCGCCCAGGCTTCGGGCCATTTGCGCTTGTCCTCGTCGCTGGCGGGCCGCGACACGTAGTCCTTTTCGTCGGGCACCTTGACGGCGACATAGACGGCATCGTTGTAGACAGGCCGCCCCAAGCGTTCGCTGGCTTCTTCGTCGCGCTGCGCCTGCAGCATGAAGGTCACGATGGGCTGCGGCCGCCTTGGCGCGATCTCGTTCCAAATCTGCTGGTCAATCGGCGACAGCCGCTCGACCGGCTTGGCGGGAAGGATGATGTTGTCCAATGAGATACCGGGGCGGTTGCCCGCCCCGGCTCCGTCAGGTTACGAAGCGATGATCACGCCGTTACCGGCGCGGCGGTTGCACACGAGGTTGCCCGCGAACCACACCGGCACGACATCATAGTCGGCGGTGGTTACGGTGCGCTTGTCGGCGACCTCAAAGATGCGATCCGGCGCGCAGCGCAGGAAGATCGACTCCTCGTCCAGGAAGTACATGTGCTTGGCCGGGCAGTTGTAGTCGTACAGCACCGCCGAGTCCTGGTACATGAGCGTCATGAAGCCGGCCTGCGCCTCGTCGGCGCTGGTGAACCGCTGCAGGGACTGCAGGGACTCCCAGTAGGCCGTGTACATGACCGAATCGGCCAGGATCAGGTCCGGCTTGTCGGCGCCGCGAATGCACGACAGCCACATGGCGTTCATGCGGCTCTGGATGTTGTTCTTGTCGGTGGCGGCCGCGGAGCTGTACTGGTTGCGCCAGAAGGTGTTGGCCGACTGGCTGATGCCGCCCACGGTGCCGGCCGCGGTCGGGTCATCAGCGATCAGCAGCTTGAGGCCGCCCAGCTCCTTGCCGCCGCTGCCAGTTCCGTCCGAGAACAGCGAGGAGCCCAGGGTGTTGGAGAGCTGCGCCATGAGCTGCTTGATGCGCACCTCGACGAACTCGAACACCTGCGCCTCACCGCGGTTCATGAAGCGCTCCTTGCCGGAGATCGACACGAAACCGCCGAGCTGCTTCCAGTTGAACTCCGCCGCGTCGATGATTTCCTGCGTCGTCGGCGGGGTGAAGGTGTCGTAGTTGTCGTAGAACTGCACGGAGCTGTTGCTGCCGTACAGCAGGGGCTCGGTCAGGACACGGCCGCCGGAGGCCTTCTTGATCTTGCCCTTGCGCTTGAGGTAGGTCCACCAGCTGTTGTTCTTGCTGATGTTGTCCGAGATGAAATCCGCACGATTGCGGAGGGTGGTGACAACCAGGTCACCGATATTCAGAGCTGCCATTGTCGTGATCCTCAGCTAGAGAGTTGGCGCGCTGCGGCTTCGATGTCTTCGCGCAGCGAACGGGCTTTTGGAGGAGTGGCGTTGCCGCCGCTCTTGCTGGTCACAGTCTTGGCAGGGGCAACCGCCTTGGCGGCTTCGGCAGCACGCTTGGCCGCTTCACGTTTCGCCGCTTCTTCCGCAATGCGGGCACGAATCTCGCGGTTGCCATTGGTGGCGTAGTCGTAGGCGTCTTCCAACGTCTGGAAGTGGCCCGACGACAACAGCGCGATCATTTCCTGCCCGACATCCTGGAAATACGGGTACTTCGGATTTCCGGTCTCGTCCTGCGCAGCCTCGAAGGCTTTGATCTGCTCAAGAATCTGTGCCTGCTGGGCCTGCTGCGCTTGCATCTGCTGGGATTGCAGGTGTTGCTCAAGCTGGCCGATCTTCTGCTGCAATGCGGCTACGGTCGGGTCCACGAAGGGCTGTTCTTCAATCAGCTCTTGCAGATTCACGCCGTAGGTTTTGGCGAGTTCCACGAGGCCCTGCCTCGGGTTGCTCGATACGTGCTGCGCCCAGGCGAGGATTTGCTGCAACCCCGCTTCGGGCGCCATGCCAGCGCGCTGCCAGTGCTGCGCGAACGGCTGGATGATTTGCTGGTACTGCTCGAACTGCCGGCGCTGCTGGGCGATCTCTTGCGTCTTGCGCGTGTAGTCGCCCTGCATCGACTTGTAGGCGTCGAGCAGGAACTGCTGATACTTGCGGCCGTCCTGCATGGTGGCGAGCGAGCCGAACAGCTGCTTGTGCTCGTCGCTCCATTTGCCGCCGGGAAGTTCCAGCGGCGGTTCTGGCGTGGCCGCCGCAGTGGGCGGAGGCGTGGCACTGCCGCCGCTGAGTTGTTCGGCCGCTGCCGCAACGTCATCGCCAATGCTGGCTTGCTGAGTGACCTCAGTTTCCATACGAACTCCAAAAAAAAGGGCAGCGAATGCGGCCCTTGGGGGTGGTCCCGTTACCGGGAGAAATCAGATTGGCGGCAGCTCCACGCCTGGAGGCGGCGGCGGCAGTTGTGCGGCGAGCGATTCGAGTTCGGCGTGCTTTCTGCGGTCAGCCTCGAAGTGATGGCGGATGTTGAAGTCGTTGGCGTCCACGAGGTTCTTCTCGGCCATGATGTTTTGGCGCTGGCGCCAGCTGGTGACCTCGCGGCCTGTCACCGGGCACTTGTAGTGGCATTCCCGTTGCACGAAACCGAAGGCCGCTTGCGGGATAATGGACATTGCCGCTTTGCAGCAGCTCGGCGCGTTCGACTCGCACTCGGAAACGCGGTTAAATAGCTCCCGCTCGCTGCCACAGTCGCGGCACCGATAGAGGTAGGTCGGCATGAAGGACTTCCTGTTTTACGTCACGGCGCGGACGCTGGGGCTGTTGCCATTGGCCGCAGCACCGATGTTTGCGGGCGGGTTTCGCATTGAAGTGCTGCTCGGCGTGATGGGGTTTTTCGCCGGCTTCTGGTCACTGGTGTACGGGATCAAGGCCGTCGTGACCATGCATCCGCGGCTTCGCCACCTTGATACGCCGCTGCACCAGTCGCCCCCACGCGAGCCGCTTCCTGCGCCGCCCGCATCGCCTTTGCGAATCGAGGATCGGCGAGAAGGTTAGCGATGGCGGATTGCTGATTCGCCGGAACCTTGGCCAACAGACTGGCCGCCTCGCTCGGATTGAGCATGGCTTGCTGCACCAGGGCCAGCGTCTTTTCGCCGTAGTGGGCGCGCAGCGGGTTCAGGGCTTTGGCGGGAAGCCATCCCAGAAACCCGGTAATGCCGGCCGCGTCCTGAATCTTGGAGGCGCCCACCGCCTTCTGGACTGTATCCGAGCCAATGGATTTTCCTTGGCTTGACGTGCGCGCCATGCGGTCGAGGTCGGATCGCACAGCGCCCACCACGCCCTGCTGCTCTGGCGTCATCAGGCGTTCCGCCGTTTGCTTGCGGAAGCCGGTGGCCGCCTGAGCCACGCGGTCAAGGTCATTCGCGGCCCGGCCAAACTGCGCTGCTGACAGAACGGGATTGCCGTTCGCATCCAGCGTCGCGCTGGACTTGCCCAGTAGCTCCGATCCCATGCGTACCTGGCCGGCTTCCCGGCTCATCTGGGCATAGTCCTTGAGGTACTGGCGGAACTGCGGCGCCGCCTTCCCGATCTGCGCATCCAACGCCGTCTTGATGGTCATCAGCTCGCGCGTGGCCGCTTTCGCGGCTTCGTTGTTCGCCCCTGCGCGGCCGCTCAACAGGTCGCCAATGTGTTGCCGCACGTTGTAGAGATAGGCCACGTCGTTGCGGTCGCCGGACTTGAGCAAGGCGCGCACTTCGGCGATGACGCCCTGCACTGCCGGACGCCCTTCGCGGGACCGGATGATGCTTTCCGACAGCCCGATTACCGGGCGCGTGTCCACGCCGTCGAGCTTCTTCGCCGCATTCAGCAGCGGCAGCGTGGCGGCGTTGCGCGCCTGCTCAATCTGCTGGGCTGCGCTTTCCTCGGCGCCACCAAACGCACCGCGAAGCGCGTCCACCCTGGCCGCATTGTTGGCCTGCGCCATCTGCGTGACCTGGGTGTTGAACTCGGGCGACATGCTCTGCAACGTGCGCTGCAGGCCCGACAGGCCCACATCGTCGGCGGCCTCGGCGGTGGTCTGCGCCGTTCCGGGAACGAACTGCTGCCCCGGCTTGCCGATTTTGCTGGCGTCGGCCGCGGCCTCGCGCAGAATCTGTGCCGCGGCCCGTTCTCGCGCCGCCTGCGTGACGTTCGGAAGCATGTCTTTCAGTACGGAGTTGGCGAGTTTCTTGACGTTTCCGACCGTAACCGAAAGTGCACTTCCTCCCACCTTGAGCGCGCCGCCCGTGAGGGCGCCGAAGAGCCCGCCAACGGCCACTTGCTTGGCCTTCTCGCCGGCGAAGTTGCCATCGGCCACCGGATCAAAGGCGGCCATGGCCGCACCCTGCCCGCCACCCGCGCCCATGGCGCCAAGGATGGACGACGGCGCCCCTCCGGCCAGTGCGGCAGGCAGCGTGGCGGCGATTTTGCCAATGGCATTGCCCACGGTGCCCGCTGTGGTGCCCCGCAGCGCCTTGTCCGTCTGCGCCTTGTCCTTGGCGGCAGCGTCGGCGGCATCGGGGCTCATGGCCATTCCGGCCAGTAGAAGGGCCGGATTGATGGCCGCCAGGGCGCCCGCACCCCACGGCGAGTGGGCCGCATGGGCCTGCAGCTGCTCTGCGCCCATAGCCACGTCGGTCATCCCAGACCCGATGCCGGCCAAGGTCCGTTCAGTGGTGGACATGCCTTCGGTCGGGTTCGCCGCGGCGCCCTGCGCCTTGATCATCGCCGCGATTCGACGCGCAGCGTCCACGTCTCCGGCCGCGTCCGCGTTCCGAAGGGCTGCCATCAGGTCAGGCATCACAGGCCCCCGTACTTCTTGAGCAGGTCTTGGTCGCTCAGCTGCTGCGGGGCGGCGCCCTGCGCGCCAGTGCCTTGCAGAATGGCCGCCTTCATGTCGGCGATCTTGCGCTTGAACTGTTCAAGCTTGGCCTTGTTGGTGTCGTCCTTGCCGAACAGCGCCGGGGCGTACCGGTCGCGCGCCTGGGCAATCTCGTCCTTGCCGATGGCCGCGCCGGACTCCACGCGCAGCAGGTTGGCAATCGCCTCGTCCAGGTGCGCGTTGGCAGGCCCAGACATGGCGTTGCCCCACGCCTTCGGTGCGCCGTTTTCATCCACGCCGCCCTTTTCGTACTGCGCCAGGGCTTGTTCGGCCGCCGTCAGCAGGCCCAGTTTGGTGCGGTTGTCGGCCGACACCGGCTGCGGCTTCACGTCCACACCGATCTTCTCGCGCATGGCCTGCTGCGCCTGTTCCGGCGTCACCACGCCCGACTGCAGGGCGGCGGCGATGTCGGCGAATGGGCCACTTGCGCCCTGCTGCCCCAGCACCAGAGCCTTGATCTGCTCGGGCGAGGCGTGCATCTGCTGCGCCAGCGAAATACGCCGCTCGAGTTCCGACGGCTGGCGCGCTCCGGCCTCAATGGCTGCCTTCTGCCGGGCAAGGTCCAGCTGCGCCTTGCTGTAGTTCGGGTCCGGCGTGAACTGGCCCGACTGCGGATCGAAGATGCCGCCGTCCTTCCACTCCTTGGGCGCGTAGTCGCGCTTTGCCTGGGCCTCGGCCTGCGCCTTCTTTTGCGCGGCCAGTATTTCGCGCTCGAACTTGCGCTGTTCGTCCGCCATCTGCTGCTGCCGCTGTGCCGCAGTCTGCTGACTTTGGAGGTCGAACTGGCGCTTTAGGATGTCGGAGAGCTTGCCTTCCTCCTTGTCCATCATCCGGCCGCCAAGGAAGCTCTGCAGCGCAGAGCCGAGGACGCCAGCGACGCCGGAGTTCGGCACATAGCCGGACTGCATCAGCTGCTGCGCCATCTGCATCCGGCGCTGGTTCTTTTCTTGGTCAGAAAGCAGTTGCGCGTACTGCGAAGCGAAGTCCGGAAAATCAGCCATTTTCCAGCGCCTCCACGCGTCGTTGCAGTTCCTCGTTTCGGGCCATCAGGGCGCGCACGCTGCCGAGCAAGGCGCCCATGAAGTCGATTTGCCGGATGACCGGCTTTTCTTCCAGGCCCAGTTCGCGGTTGAAGTCCTGCGCGTAGGTGCCGAGGTGCGTTTCCTCGTCGCCCTTGTACTTCCAGCGGTCGAAGCGCACGGCATTCAGGGCGCGCAAGCAGGCTTCCTCATCCGCAGCGCCCAGCGAATCCTTGGCGTTCTCGTCACAGAAGTACG